TGAGTAAAATAAGCAAAAGGGTTCTTGCTTTTTTCTGGATCAAAATTATTAAGATAATTAATGCAATTTTCAATACCATCTCCAACCATCTCTTCTCTAAACATATAGTTAGCAAAGTTAGGTTTATAAGATAATCTATTAGCTATTTGTAATAAACATTCACCAACATAATTAGGTATAGGTGGTTTAGGTTTATTTTTCTTTTCTGCTTCTAATCTTTCAAACTTATATTCTAAAAGAACTCTATATAGCTCTTTGTTGTCAACGTAGTGTTTTCCCATTTAATGTATCTCGTTATTTGCTAGAGATTGATACTCTAGAAAGGCATTCAATCTTTCAACATCATCTTTATTTACATCATTAGTTTGTTCAGTTGATATTGTTGCTTCGCCTCTTAGGTTTTTCCATTTAGCAACATATCGCTGCCAATGACTTAGAACATATTCATCTATATCTTGATGTATAGAGATAATATGATCTTTATATATTTCAGTTATAATTTCACTCGATGTAGAGAATGGTGAATAAACATTCTTAAAAAAATATTGTCTCTCTAAAGTAGTAAGATTTTTAGAACCAAGCTCAACTGCATCTTCTATAAAATATGTTTGATCAGACTCCTCTATAATATTACCAATTAAGGCAGTACCGTCAATAAGTTTTAAGAAACTAAACATTTAATTTTACCTGGTATATCTTATAATCAAACTTTTCGTCATTATAATATTTGATTCTTTCAGCGCTATGTTGTAGAGTATAGTTTCGTCTCTTTCCATGTGAAAGATCATCTGAGATATCAAATAAGGTAGCTCTATCTTTTTTATCTGAAGTTCTTAAACCTCTTCCAATAGATTGTAGTACTCTAATCTTTGATTTAGATGGAGACGCGAATATAATATTATTTAGGTTACGTATATTGATACCAGTTGAGAAGGTACCATACGATGCTACTATGACAGCGTCCTTTTCATCTTCGACTACTGATCTAATATTTTCTCTTATCTTAGCGTTTACTTCGCCACTAACAAAGAAAAACTGTCTATCGAATAAGTCTTTCTTTTGTTGCTCTATTAAGTTATTATATAATACTTTGCCGTGTTTTTCAACTAGTTGAAATAGTACTAGTGTATTACCTTTCATAGATAGAATAAGGTTTTGTATAAACTTAGCTCTTGCTTCAGAACTCACAATATAATCCATCTCTTCTTGATAAGATGCTTTCTTTAATAGTGCACATTCTGATTTAGGATATGATAAAGCAATACATTTTATTTTAAGATCAGCTAATGTACCTTTATCCATTAGTTCTTTAGATGTAGTTACTTTCTTAACTGCTCCAAAGAGTCCTTCTAATACTAACTTATGGGTCTGAGTACCATCTAATGTTCCAGTAAAGCCATATCTATACTCACAGTCTTCTAACTTAGTCATAATAGAAGTTAATGACTTAGACTTAAAGTTATGAGCTTCGTCACCCATCACACACTTAAACTGATTAAACCAGGGCTTAGGCATTTTGTAAATTGATTGCCATGTTGATACTACTATGTCTTCTATAATATCATTACGCCAAGATTTATCTTGAGTACCATCAATTACTCTTATATTATTTTCATAACCATATGACTTAAAGTCAGATTGCATTTGATATACAAGTGATGTGGTAGGAACTATAACTAATATTTTTTTCTTTGATTCAATCATCTTCTTAGCTAGAAGATAGATGATAAGTGATTTACCTGATGCAGTAGGTGACAAAAGTAAAGCTCTTCTTGTTCTCATAGCATGAGCAAAAGCTTCTACTTGATAGTCTCTTGGTTCTAAATTGGTTGCTTGCTTACAGAAGTCGTATGCTTCTTTTAATGAGTAACTATCATCATGTAGGTCATCATCTAAGTCTACTTCATAATCTCTATCATAAGCAAACTTTCTTATATAAGGAGTAAGGCCGGCATATAGTCTTTGAGTAGCTACATTGAACAAACGTATCTTACCGTCCCAGAATTTATTTCTAACCTGGGGCATAAACTTAGCATTAGGGATAGTAAACGTAAAATATTCTTGGAGCTCATATGCAATACCAGGCTCACAATTTACTTTAACGTATGCTTCGTTATACTTTTCTACGAATATTTTCTCTGTCATATACTTTCTTTCTGAGGCTACTTGTAGAGAAATTATGATCTCTATTATTAAAGTATAACTTTATACCTCTTTTTTGGCAGATTTCTTTTCCAGTAAATTCTTTATTTCTATATTCATCACCTAATATTCTTACATCGATAGGTAACATGCTTATAATATCTAATAAATCTACTTCTGTAATATATGGAATTATTTCATCAACATAGCTAATAGCTTGAAGTTGTGTATATCTTTCTACTATAGTTTGAATAGGAGTATTTTTTTCTTCTCTATCTAGTGACGGGTCTACTTGCAGACCACAAATTAGATAGTCACATTGTGATTTTGCTTCGCGTAACATAGCAATATGACCGGCATGCAGCAAGTCAAATGCTGAACAAGTAAATCCTACGATCATTTCATTTTTCTCGCTATCTCATTACAACCTAATACAGCCATAAAGAGTGTATCATTGGATAGTGTCTGATAGTGAGTTGTATCTTTAGGTAAGCATTTACCTCCAAAACCAAATTTACCATCCGGTCCAGGAACATCTAAATGCGTAGTTGGGTCTATATTTCTTTTTAATAGCTCTTTAACTGTATAGTAGTTAATATTATTCTTCTTACAATTATCATTTAAAATATTAGCAAAGGTTACTTTCATACTTAAGAAAGCATTTCTACTCATTTTAAACATAGCAGCTTCTTTAGCAGTAACTTCTGTTACTTTAGCTTCACCTTTTAACCAAAAACAAAAAAAGCTTGATCCTGATTTACCAATAACATTTTCTACTTCAGGTTGAGAGAGCTGATCCATCCAGGTAATCTCTCTTAAAAATTCTGGCCACATAGTAGGCTCATTAAATTTATCTACTTGATCTGGACCAATAGTTGATCTAATAACCTGTTCACCTTTCCATGTACCGTACTCTTGTTCAAGTATCGATATATCTAACTTGCCATTTATTTCGTTAGTAGGTAAACAATAAAAAACAAAGTCATATTCTTTATTTCTATCCGCTTCTAATCCAACTGCTGGATCATGAACATCTACATCGATATTAAATTTATCTAGGTATGCTCCTGTTGCTTTTCCAACAAAACCATAACCTACTATCACACAATTCATTCAGGTCTATTCTCCTCAATCCACTCATCCATTCCATGATAAGGTGGTACATTCTTTAAGGCTTTTTCTGCTGCCCATTTAGCTTTGTATATTTTTTTCATACAAGCAAAACCATTATAGCCATCTATATTAGGATCATGCATTACACCTTCCCATAAGTTTATAGCTTGCTCAACACTCTCTATTGGAGTTTTATCAATATATGGCATTAAATTCCTCCCATCTTAAATTTTTCCCAATCAATTGCAGCTCTTAAATTATAACCTCTTGTATTAAGTGAGCGTATAGCACTGTCTAAGAAATCTACTTTTTCTTTAGCATACGCTATCTTAAGATTAAGACTTACTATATCTTTATCTGCGTCTATATACTGAGGTATGTCTGCTCTTAATATTTTTAATGGGTTTGGTTCCCATCCAAGATCGGTTAGATCTTCATAGTCCATAGAACCACTAAACCATTCATACTTTTGCTTTTTTAATATCTTAGCATCTTCTTCTAACTTTCTAAGCGCTAGCCTTTCCGTAGAATAGAATTTAAAATATTTAGAGTGTAGTTGTGGTATCTTTATAGCTTCGTTGCCGAGTTCGGTTCTATCGATTTCAGCATCAGCTTTCCAGTTTTCGAGTAGTTCATCCAGAGTCATAATATAATTATAAGAGCTTTTTAATCAGAAATCAACTCTATTTCAAACTTTTCGTACCTAAAAGAAGCAACGCATTCTATATATGAAACGTCACCAGCTCTTAGATCAAACGCAAGTTCTGATAGTGTTGATGGAAATAGTCCAGTAAACTTAACTTTAATGTTTGCATTAGTATTACTGTTATGTATTATAAGAGTACCATCTGAAAGTATCTCTTTATCACCGTTAGGGTTAACCCTCCTATCACCATCAGCAAGTTCTTTATATTGCTCAAAGCTTTCAGGGAAACCTAAAGCTTCTATCCAATGATATAACTCTCTATAAGATTCCATTTGCTCATCGACTCTAAACCCAATCTGAAATTCGGTAAAGTCGATATGATCACCTGCTTGTGGTAGTTTGACAAACGGTGTAGGTACTTCAACAGCGTTTAAAGATACAGCAGGAAGCAATACACTTTGAACAAAGAAGTTAACATGAGGTAATTTGTTCACAACAAAAGTAAACTTAAGCGGTGATAAGAAATTTAAATTTTTAGGTTGGTTAGTTAAAGCTGCCATTATTTTACCTCGATAGTATTTATCTTATTTGGATCTAATGATACTGATACACCACATCCACAAGCAGCTACTTCACGAGGGTTGTTAATTTTAAACTGTGAATTGAGACCAATCTCTTCATATGAAATTAATTGAACCACCTAGATAATTAGCTGATAAATGATCTACTACTATTTTTATTTGACCAAAATCTAAGAGAAGATCTGACTCAGCGATTTTATCATCCCATGTAAAAATATACTCATAACCAGCACACCCGCCACCAGTAACCCCAACACGAATAATATCTCTGCTTTCATTTTCCGATTTCTCAATCGCCTTAGCCAATGCTTCATTAGTAAAATCTATTAACACCCTTTTTTCATCTCCCAATCTTCTATAGCTTTCCTAATACTATCTTCTGCTAATACACTACAATGTAGTTTGATTGGAGGTAACTTTAATGCTTCTGCTATATCTTTATCTTTTATCTGTTTTGCTTCTTCTATTGTTTTACCTTTTAGTAGTTCAACAAATAGAGTAGATGATGCTATTGCTGAACCGCAGCCATATGTTTTAAATTTAACATCTTTAATTCTATCATCATCCCAAGGATCAAGTTTTAATTGAAGTTTCATTACATCACCGCATGCAGGAGCTCCAGTCATACCTGTTGCTACATTAGGGTCTTTAGGATCAAAACGTCCTACATTAAACTGCTTAGGTGAATTTAATACTTGTTCAAACCTATCTACTACTTCTTTACTATACGCCATTCTTTTTTTCTAACTCTTCTATTCTTTTTATTAGATCTTTATAACCGTCAAATTCTTTAAGACAAATAGGAGGATGAGAATCTCTTTCTAAAGTAGCTAAACGTTTAGATATATTAGGCCACTTCTTATGGAATTTTTCTTCTTGTTTAATTATATCTATACCTAACCTTTCTTCAGACCACTTATCTAATTTAAGTAATTGAGGTAGTAAAAATGATAGTAACCTAGATGTTAATAGCTTCATTAACAAAGGTTTAAGTAATTTAATAAGTAATGTTAACATAGTATCTGACCCTACTACATAGACGATTATACTGTCTAAATGTTCTAATTGCAACTATATTTAGGCAAAAAGACAAAAAAAAGAGCCCAAAAGGGCTCTTTTAGTATAAGTAACCGAGATTACATTATATTGTTAACAAGTACTCTTCTGTAGTATACATTTGAGTCTTTTGTTAATGCACCGTTTCCGTATGCTGTACCTTCAGCAAATGGGTTAGCAACAACACCATACCTAGTTTTGAAACCAATCTTAGGTTGGAAAGTGTTCTCACCAACTGCTCTAACCATTTGTAGAGGAACATATGGACAGTAGAATATACCAGCATCAAATGCTGAAGATCCTTTATATCCTAATGTGTAATAATTACCAGTAGTATATGGATCGATGTATACTCTATATCTTCCGTTCAATACACCAGCAAAAGTATTACCAGTATCATCTACTTGTAAGTTATTAGAGTTAAGTGCAGGAGTGTAATCCAATACGCCAGCCATTTGAAGAGCTGAAGCCACGTCAGAAGATGTTATAAGGACATTACCCTTTCCTCTTCTTGTGTCTTTCGCGATTTGGTTTGCATCTCTTTCAATTTGGAACATAAGTCCTTTGAACTTCTCAACAGACCATCTACCATTTGAATCAGTATCTAAATCAAATGTACCAGATGTTGTGACGTCGTCCTGAGCACCTTGCTTAGCAACAATGTTAATTGTTCTAATAATCTCTCTGTTGATCTCAGCTAAGATTTCAGTAGAAAGAATATTTGCAAGTTCAGTTTCAGCGTCTAGTCCGTGGATAGCTCTTAAATCTTGAGCAAGTTCCATTGAGTATTCAGCTTTTAAAGCTCTACTTTGAGCTGATACACTAACCTTCTCAATTGAGAATGCCATCTCTGGGAAAGCAATGTTACTTGCATTACCTAAAGCTTCAGCTTGGTTAGTTGACATACCATCACCGAAGTTATAAGAACCTGCTTCAGCGTTGTTAGCTGAAACTGGAACTGTTCCGACGTGTTTGTCACCTAGTGTATTAGCATCTGCAGTTCTTGTTGCAAAAGCTGTATCTGCTTCGTTATAAAATGCCTCAGTAGCTGAGTTAGCCATTGAGCTGTACTTAGATCTCATCGCAAAGATAAGGCCTGTAGGACCACTCATAGGTTGAACACCACACATGTCGTATGCAACCAAGTTAGGCATAGCTCTTCTTACTAAGCTAATTAAAACAGGATCGTAGTTCTGTACACCGTCACCGAAACCAGCAGTACCAGTTGCGTTGACAGGAGTATGTGTTCCTGCTTCAGCGAGAAGTGATTGTTGAGAGTATGAGCTTCCTTCTCTTAAAGCAATCTCTGTATTTTCTAATAGTTGAGCTGTAACTGCACGCTTGTGAGAATCACCAATGCTTGGTAGATCTTCGTGCTCAAGAATTGGCTGCCACTTCTCAACTAGATTTGTATTAAGGTCCATTATAGTTCTCCTGTAATATTTACCCTATTATTCTTCATTATATTTATTTTTTTACGGTACGCGAAATTGCACCGGCATATGTTTCCATTAAAGGATCCACTGCAGCCTTTTTCTCTGCTTCTTCTTCGATAGGAGTCTCATCGACTTCTTCGGCAATTACGCTCTTGTTCGAAGCAAAGTATTGTTCTTTGATTACATTAAGCTTCTGCTCAAAGTCTTCAAAGTTCTCATACTCAATACCTTCTGCTAAAGCAAAAAGCTTTTCCTTTTGTGTTGATGTAAGATCCTCAGCGCTTTCAATTACTAAGTCTTTACATCTAAGGCTTTCAATTTCTTCATTCAATTCCATGTTACTTTTTAGAACTGAATTTAGTTCTTCTTCTAATGAATCAACTTTCGTTAATGCATCAGTTGCTAAATCTAATTTTTCTTCTGGAAGAGAAACATAATTTTCTTCAAATAATGATTTAATACCATTCATGAAGTTTTCAGCAATTTCTACTTTAATAGCAGACTCGATTGCCACTTCGTTCTCTTTCATCCATTCTTCTGAAACATAAGATAAGTACTGATCAATTTTATCGTTAGATTCTGTATAGAATTCTTCTTTAGCTTCTTCTAATTTAGCTTCGAACTCTTCTTCTAACTTAACTTGCTCAGCCATTAATCTTGCATTCACTGAAGCAGTGAAAATAGTTTCTGCTTTATCTAAGAACTCTTCAGCTAGATCTTCACCAGCGAAAATTTCTTCAACATCTTCTCTCATACCTTTAGCAGAGATAGATGCCATATTTTTTGCAGAATTATTTGGAGCACTTTTTCCAAAAATAGTAGCATAAGCGTCATTGACTCCAGATTTACTGAAACCAGATAGCTTTTGTACAACAGCTCCGATCATGCCAGCTCTTGATAGGGTTGGCATAGCCTTATCACCCGTCTCTTTATCTGCTGGTCTTTTATTGCTTTTTGTAGGAACAGGATCGGCGACCATAGACGCGTCAGCCGTAGCCTTGAACTCGTCAAGCTGAGCTGTGTCTTCGCTTACTGCTTCTAATTCTTTATCAGCCATTTTTAGACTCCCTAAATAAATTAATATATTTTGTAATATTTATAAAAACCTTATACTAGCGAGTCAAGAAACTTCTTGAAGAACTCAACTTTTCGTTCCTGTAGCTCTGCCACAGACTTGTCACCAGTATTTTTAATGTGTTCAATTATTTCAGCTGTTCTAGATCTCCATTGACCTTCACCTGCATCATAAACCCATTCTGTACCTTCCATAACTCCTTTAACAAATGCGTCAGGAGCTGAAGGATCAGCAACTATATCAGCTGCTGTTGCAAGCATAAAATCACCTTGAACTTCCATAACACCGTTATTTGGTTTAAGTGAACCCATACCTCTTGAAGAGACACCTAATTGGGCTCCTTCATCCATTAAATTCTTAACGATGTTACCCATTGGCGTGTCCATTATTTTGGCTTTACCGATGTAGTTATCACCGTCTTCCTTTAAACTTGTAATCATATGAGATACTCTATCTAAGTTAATTGTAGGACCTGATGGGTGACCTAACTCACCGTACGCTCTCTTAGCTTCGATATTCTCTTTCATATATCGACCTACTTCTTTAGACATAGTCTCTTTTGGATATACTCTACCATTTCTATTTTTTAAATTAGATTGTAGAAATACACCTTCAATAAAATAATTCTTTTTGCCGCCTTCTTCTGTTGCTTCTTTTAAGTAGTTAACTTCGCTAAACTCTACTTCTGTAATTAACTTCATATTAGTCTCCGAACCCTACAGGTGTAACTTTACCTGCAGTAGCAAAAATTTTATCTCCAGGGTCTTTAGCAAAGTAATGTGTACCAGCTTCTACTGTTGTATTACCGATTTGGGTATTGGCACTATCTACTAAAGTTACTGTTGCAGCTGCTGTATGGTAAAACTTTAAAAGTCTAGAACCACTATAAGCACTAGCATTAGCTAAGTTAGCTCCTGCTGCTGTTTCGTTCCCCTTAAGAATTATTATCTTCATCTTCGCCCTCTATACTGTTGTAACAGAAATCAACAAGATCAACAAACGTGTCTTTTGATTGTTCCAATAGTTCTAAAAATTTGTCTTGATTTTCTTCTGATAAAGAATCGAATACTTCTAATACTACTTCAGCTGTTTCAGGGTCTACACTTACTTCTGTTCCATCTTCTAATATAATATTAGATGCTTCTTCTGATTCATAAATCCCCTCAACGGATTCTAGAACAGTTGAAACTTCAGCTGCTTCGTACATTGCTTCTTCTTCTTCTTTTGATAAGTGAGTAATCTTTGAGGTATCTTTCTTTTTATCTCTAGCGTTCAATACTTTATCTGTATCCTTTGCTGGGTACTCTTTATCTTGAATATTATCAGTATGCTTTTTCTTAAACTGCTTCTCACCTTCAGCTTTATCTCTGCCGTGATGCTTTAATTCGCCTACTGCTTCTAAAATTTCGCTAAGTCGTTTCATTTGGTTCCTCGTTTTCTACCTCTTCAGGTTCTACTTCAGGCTCCTCTTCTGGAGTTTCTTCTTCTTGTTCTTCTTCAGGTGCTTCGTCATTTAAAGCATCTTCTATTTCATCATCGGTAAGCTCTTGATCTAATACTTCATCATCATTAGGCTTAAGTTCGGCTCCTAATTCTTGGTCACCAAACATACCTTTATGAACAGCATCTTTCTTACCTGCTATAACCTGACTGACTCGGTCTAGCATCTCATTATCAAAAGCACCTTTTATTTCAAAAGGTTTATCTCCTAACGCGCCTTTTAATATTTTATCAATATCGATGAGGTTAGGATCGTTCACTTGCTTTGTATCTTCAGGCATAATATATCTCCATTATATTTATTATTTAGCTTGTTTCGCCACCCTGTTCTGGCTCACCATCTTGTTGTTGATTCCAAGGAGCGTCTGGGTGTGCACCGCCTCCAGGACCAAAATCTTGCTCATTAGCTTTTTCTTGTTCCATATTAGCTTGCATATCATCAATTTCATCTTGATTAAAGTGTAAGATATTCTTTTTAATCCAATCTTTACTGAAGTATGTGCCAGTATGATTTTCAATATCTTGAAGTAACTGTAATCTCTCTCTCATCATCTCTGAATTTTTAAGTTCAGCAAAATGATTATCTTCTACAAAGTCATATTTAACTTGTTGACTCATTGAGTGCCATTCTTCTAAAGACATGACACCTTTGAGTACGAGCTGCTTCTCTAAAATCTTTGTAAATAATAAACTAAATTTAAGTCTAAGTCTTCTAATAAACTTATTAAACTTTAATTCATCTCTTGATATTTCCGATGCTCTTCCTAGAGTAAATCCTGCTTCTGGTTCTAATCTACTAATAGGTACATTAAGAGCTCTATATAGTTTCTTTTTAAAGTATTCTATATCTTCCATTTGACCTAAGTTTTGACCTCCAGGTAGAGTCGTTATCTCTGTACCTCTTCCACCCTCTCTTCTAGGTAACCAGAAGTCTTCCATCATTGTCATAAACTTACGATCATCTCTTATCTCACCTGATGCAGCATCATAAACTAATCTATTCTTATGCTTAGTCATCATATCTCTTAGATATTGTTCTGCTTTCATTTTAGGTAAGTTACCAACATCAATATAGAATATTCTTCTCTCAGGAGCTCTACTTATTCTATAAATTACAGATGCATCTTCTAAAACTTGTAATTGATTTAATGGCTTTATAGCTTTATGTAAATGTGATAAAACCATCTTATTATATTCATCTGATAAGCCAGATGTAATATGAACTATTGAATCTTTAGCAATCTTTAAGCCTTGTGCTCCACCCGCTGCTAATGGGTCTGGTGTTTGATAAGCTTTACTATGAAAGCCTTTATCATTATAAACAAAGAACTCTTTAACTACTTTAACAACAGTATATCCACCTTTTCTTTCTTTCTTTGTTTGTCTTACCTTTCTAATTTTTCTTGGATCAATATATCTAAGCTCTTGTATCCCTTGCTCTACATCAGTTTCATCTACTACTGCATGAAAGTATAACCTTCCATCTACATACCACTTACGAAATAGTTCATAGCCTGATTGAGTTAAGAATAATAACTCGCAAGCTTTTTTAAACTCTTCTTTAATACGTTTTTTAATTGATACAGATAGATCTAGATTATCTAGATTAATATCTACTACAGGTTGAGTAGGATCACTAATAATAGTTTCGTTAATAATATCATCAATAGCATGTTCAACTTCTGGTTGAAGTGCCATTTTTCTATAACGGGTGACTAGCTCTGCCTCGTTTTTAGCAGTGCCTTCAAGATCCACATAGGTACCATACATCCCTCCAGACGTAGTAACGTTGACTGCCCCGTCATCGTATTGTGGAGTAACGAATGATTGAGCTTTAGACTCTGGTTTAGAGTCATCTGCTCTTTTGATTTCAAAGCCGAATAATTGAGCCATTTAGAATCTCCATAATGAAAATAGCAGAGAAGCGGACAGTAGTCCGCTCTCTTTCAAATATTTATGTGCCCGCGTTACCAGTAACACCGCTAACAGTCCAGTAATCATATTGAAATGAAACGTCAAATTGAGCTATTTCATCAACTGATTCCCAGCTAAGCGGAATCTCAGTAATGTCTGTTGGGAAAATTCCTACAAACTTATACTCTCTGATAGGTACACCTGTCTTAGAGAATTGAGTAACTGTAGCATCAGTCTTATATTCTGACGGACTAGCTTCTCCAAACTCTCTCAAGTTGCCTACGTGGCTGTTAATTGCATGAGACCACTCTTCCATAGCATTTCTGATAAGAAAGTCTTCATCGTTGATGACTGTAACAGGCCATGGAGCAAATACCCTGTTGCCAGCAACTTTAAATTTTCTTCCGAAATATGGAACCTCTACAAGACCCAGAGACGAAGCTGGAAGTTGTGAAGCCTTCACCATGAAAGGAGTTTTAAGATCCCCAGCACCATTAACAGGATTATTAATCCTTACTTGGAACAGGGAAGGACGTGCACCGCCTAATACTAGCTGCGATCTAATTTCATTTATATTAAATGCCATCTCTCTTTACTCCTTAAAATTTACCAACTACTTCTGAGAACTCTACTCCTGACCTTACGGCTACGAAGTTAAGTTGTATAAAGTTAATTGATTTAGCAGGCTTGACATATATATCACCTACAAATTCGTTTCTATCTATTACTTCTCCAGTATTGTTTGAATCGTCACAAACAACTCTAAAGTCGTATATACCTCTTCTTCCTTGTACATCTCTCAAGAATGGTTCAATTAAGTTAACAAACTGAGCTCTTGTAAACTCATCATTAAATTCGAATAATGAGAATTGAGCTGCATTACTAATTGCTTTCTCAAGTACGATGAATAAACGTCTTACGTTAATTCTATCAAAAGCACTTGGTTTAGCTAGTAGTGTTTTGTCACCAAATAGAACTGTTCCTTGTCCTGGGAATGAAACAACTGGGTTAACACCAGCTTTATAGAGTTGATCTCTAAATGCTAGTCTTGGATTGAATGCTAGTTTAACAACATTCTTAATTTGACCTCTGTTGAATCCACCTGGAGAGAACCAAGCATCTCTTTCACCATCAGTTCTAGCACATAGACCAGCAATGTCACCGTTCAATGGAATGTATCTATATACATCACCGAACTTATCGTATTGATATTTGTAACCACTGTCTATGATACCGTATGATGAAGATCTGCAAGAGTTTCTAAATGCAATTACGTTATCTGTTTGTGTAGATAAGCTTGTTACGTCTACAACATCAGCTCTATCTGGAGAACCGAATACAACGCAATCTTTTCTTACTTCACAAATGTTATCTATAATATAGTTAAGTAGTCCTTCTCCATTACTACCACCAACTGCTTTACCAGTTAATAGTAATGAAATGTCTACATCAGCTGAGTCTGAGAATAGATCGTAACCTACTGCTAGATCTCCTAAACTAATTGCTGATTCGCCATTACCGTCTGCACCACCTGAGAAATCATATTTTCTTGG